TGCGTATGGTGTTGGCTGATTGGGATGCGCACCATCTAGCGCAATCTGAATATCGCAGTGTTGTGGCCAACCAACGGAGGGTGTTCCGTCAAGAGGTAGGTGAACTTCTTGAATCAATTAGTTGAAACTGTGCGCCAAAAGTTGCGCACCATAGAACGTGAATCTTTGTTGAGTGCAGATACATGGCTGACCCTTCTCCCCGAGTTTGGATTCAATGACGAAAACCCAGAAGAATTACCGGCAGAGATGTTGGCTCAACCTGGTCTTGGTTTGCGCATCTGGCAGTACCCAAATCAGTTCGCTCCATACATGGCTTGGCTTGTATCAAAAGCCAACCAAATCAATTCCTATCTTGAGATTGGCACTCGACACGGTGGCACATTCGTGATACAGGTTGAAACCTTGCGTCGAGTAAATCAACATTTCAACAAAGCGGTGGCAGTTGATTTGATTGACCAACCCGAGCTACTGGATGGTTACGAATACATCCAGCAAGATTCACAAAGCAAAGACTTCTCACAATGGATCAGCAAACAATTCTTTGACTGCATCTTTGTTGATGGCGACCACAAATATGAGGGTGTCAGAAAAGATGCTGGGTTGACTATTGAACGGTGTAACGTCCAGGTCTTCCACGACATCAGTTCAGACTCATGCAAGGATGTCGGTGCCTACTGGCAGGAACACAAAATTGCTCACAATGGAACCCATCACTTCCTTGAGTTTGTTGACCAGTATGATTCGGTTGGAGGTTCATTCCTTGGGATAGGTGTTGCCTATCGTAAGGACTGGATTGTGGTGAAGTAGTATTGAGGTTCTATGGCAACCAATGCGTATGCAACCACCGCACAAATCAAAGCAGCGTTACGCATCGGTACGGCTGACACGATTGATGACACTCTGATTGACAACTGTGCCGGAGCTGCTTCACGTCTCATTGACGGTTTTTGCAATCGCAAGTTCTGGGCTGTTGGGTCTGCAACTGCTCGCGTGTTTCAGGCAGAAGATTCATTCTTCTGTTCGATAGATGACATCTCTGGAACTGCACTCACTTTGCAAACTTCAACGAATGCTGATGGTGTGTTTGATACAACTTGGACTCCAACCGATTGGCAGTTGGAACCGTTGAATGGTGATCTTGATGGAATAGCTTGGGCGTATGACAAGATTCGTGCAGTCGGTGACTACCTGTTCCCAACTGTGAATGCCAACTATGGTTCGCAAGCATTGGTGAAGGTAACAGCAAACTTTGGTTGGCCGTATGTACCTGAGCCGGTGACGCAGGCAACGATCATTCAGGCTTCAAGATTGTTCAAACGATATGACAGTCCGTTGGGTGTCGCAGGATTCGGTGACATGGGTGCAATCAGGGTGAGCCGTGCGCTTGACCCTGACGTGGCACAGCTCGTCGAGCCGTACCGACGCATGCGTCTATTCGCATGAGTTCAACCACTACCGTCTCCCAGATCAAGGCTGGTTTGGCTGCGAACCTGGCAACCGTGTCAGGTCTTCGCGCTTACGCCTACCAGCCTGACAATGTGAACACCCCGTTCGCTTGGCCGTTGCTGGATTCAATTCAGTACAACGGGGCTATGGGTGGGGGTTTGATCACCTACAAGTTCACGGTGTCTGTTGTGGTTGGTCGTTCGGCTGAACGTACTGCACAGACTTTGTTGGATGGCTATCTGTCTTATGCCGGTGCAACTTCGATCAGGGCTGCTATCGAATCGGATCGGACTTTGGGTGGGGTTGTGCAGGATTTGATTGTTGAGTCTGCTGACAACATCTCAACCCTTGAAGCGAACGACGCAACGTATCTGGCGATTGACTTTGTTGTCACGGTGTACGCCTGACCCCTTGCCGTTGGATGCTTGTGGCGTGTAGTGTTATCGCATCGGCTCAGCCGAGCAGACATCAACTCGAACGCCGATAGGCAGGAGCAGACATCATGGCAAAGCAAGTCCTCACAAACGTGGCAGTCACCTACGGCACTGCGAACACCGATATTTCGAGTTATGTCACAAGCATTACTCTGTCGTCCAGTGCTGCTGAGGTTGCCACAACTTCGATGGGGTCGTCAGCTGTGACGCGCATCCAAGGCTTGATCGATAACTCGATCACGATGGAATTGCAACAGGACTACCCAACGATTGAGAAGTTGTTCTTTGATGCGTTCACTGCTGGTACTGCTGTACCGATGACAGTGAAGCCGAACGGAACTGCTGCTGCTTCGTCCTCGAATCCACAGTATGCGTTCTCGGTTCTGCCGACTTCACATGAGATGGTCAAGGGTGCTATCGGCGACCTCGCCACAATGTCAATCAGCTTCCCCATCAGCGGTGCAATCACCAAGACAGGCACTGGCGCGTAGTTTCCAATAATCCAATCCCTTACCTGCGGAGGTAGAGAATGAAAATCGCACTCAGTTTGACTAGTGCATTAGATAGTAAGCAACGCACAATCATTGCTGCGTTCCCTGACTTCATTGCGTTTGAAAATAAATACAATCGCAGTGTCGCCAAGTTTGAAGCCGAACTTACTTTGACTGATCTTGCATACCTTGGATGGCATGCAGAGAAACGCTTGAAGAAAACTGGGTTGGACTTTGAATCATGGTGCGATGAGATTGAAGCACTCGAAGTGGGAGATAGCGCAGACGCAGTGATCGTCCCTTTGGAGACCAGTCAGCACACTGGGTAATTTCGTATCTCGCTTGCGAGACAGGGATTGCACCTTCAGTGTTGCTGGCAGAAGAACCACGAATGCTGTTCACAATGTTGGCTTATCTTCGATGGAGAGCCATTCATCTAGGCAAGTAGTATTCGTGTATGGCAGGTCGTGCAGGTACATACAGTGCATCGGATGCGATGAATGCGCCGGTACAAATTGAAGGCATCGCAGACTTCCTTCGTGATCTTGCCAAGACATATCCTGACTTCAACAAGGAAGCACGTATTGCCAGTCAAGGCGTAGCAGAGCTGCTTGTTGTCGCAGCAACCTTTGAAGCTGCATCTGTGACCCGTAATCGTCAGGCGTTGGAAGTGATGAAGGGGATGAGGGCGCAACGTGATCGCATTCCTACAATCAAGTTGCAGGACAAGTCTGGGTTCGTATCCAAATCAAAGCCGAACCGAAGTCGCAAGACTAAGGTGACAAGGGGAGATGTGTTCTTTGGTGCCGAGTTCGGTGGTGGCAAGCATGGCTCATCCAATAGGACGGTGGCTGGGGCTAAGTCTCGCGCTGGTACTGAGATGCCTCGCAAGGGTGGTGGCAGGACAACACAGTTCCTTCGGCATCGAGGCAAGACAGGATATTTCTTCTGGCCTACTGTGCGCAAGAACAAGGAGAACATTGCCAAGGTCTATTTGGATGCTATTGACAGGGTTCTGGACAATCTAAAAGATCGTTGACTTTGGTTGTGGTTTCGCTACCCTGTAGTTAGGGAGGCGTTCATGGTTGTCTATTTTGATTCGGTCAAGTCTGTTCAGCCGAAGCCGTTCGCCACGAATTGGGATGACCTCAAGGAACGCTTGATGCACCATGAGGAGAATGCCAAGAAGTCTGATGGTGCGTTGTGGTCACCTGTTGAGTATTACCCAGGTAGGACTCGCGGTAATACTGCGATCAGGTTCATTGAAGCGTTGGTTGTTGACATGGACGGTGAATCGTTTGCCAATGCCAACCTTGACGGGTTTGAATATCTTGCCTACTCCACGTACTCGCATCGACTGGATGATCCTCACTACCACTTAGTTTTGCCGTTGGCTGAGCGTGTACCGGCAGGGCTGTGGCGAGCTGTGTGGGCTGAGTTGCATGAACGACTCAACTTGCAAGGTGACCCTGCAACGAAAGATGCTGCGCGTATCTTCTACCTTCCACAACATGCACCAGATCAGCCGTTTGAGTTCCACGAACAATCAGGCAAGTTCATTGACACCGACTTCCAATACGAACCTGCTCGCAACCCAACACCAAGATCGCCACGTCAGTCTGCTCAGCCTCGACGCAAGCGCACTGTCGGTGTTGAGATGAATGATGCGTGGTGGGATGCAGGCAAGGTGATTACGAAGTATGACGGTCTTGAAGGTAAAGCATTGTGGTCTTCCGTGTTGGCTGACTTCCGTGCCTTGCGCTCGGCTTGTGAGGATGTCATCTAGAATTGGCGCATGGCTGGCGCACGTACCTTCGTAGTTCGATTCCTTGCTGACGCGGAGCAGTACAAGAAGGG